GAGGATATACTCTTGAAGAATTTGCAAACTATTGTGGCTATGAAATTGTCACAAATAAAAGACCCATGTTTGGAGATATCGCATATGAACACGGCTCTGCTATGATAGCTAGTGATGGTTGGTGGGTCTCAACCTCTGAGTGCAACGAAGGAGTTAGCAACAAACGTCAAATAAATTTTATAGAAAGGCGTTTGATTCTCCTAGCTAGACCGATAAGGAGTTAATTATGGCGGTTTACTACTATGAAGGTGCTAAAATTTTAGCGCCACTCACAATTACTTCCAATGAGCCTATGTTTGATATAGACACTGTTTCTCTTCGTAAACAGCGTACTTCACAAGGTGTTCAACGTTGGGAACTTTCTTTTAACATTCAAGGCGAATTTGACACTGCTGATGATTTATTCGTAGCTTCGGTTGTTGACTTTGACAATGTTAAAACTATGATTATGCCACAACTTCCTGTTGTTGCTAAAAGACATAATATGAATACAAGCCCTCTCGTAGCTACAGCCGCAGGTGCGGGATCTGAATATGTATATATTGATTCTGCGATCGTAGATGGTTTGTTACCTAAAGGTGCTTTCATCAAATTTTCTAATCATGACAAAATATATGTTGTCCGTCAAGATGTGAGCTTTGATGGTCTTGCTGATAAGTATATTCACATTTACCCTTCCCTCTCTAAGAATGTTAACACTTCAACATCTTTGCTGACAGGAAACAACTGCGTACTTACTTATTATCGTGACATTGACAACGCTCAGGGAATTACTTTTACAGACGGTGTTTTGTCTAACGCTGGAACTATTAATCTTGTAGAGGCACTGTAATGAGAATATTTACACCCGAAGTACAAGCAGTTATCGACAGTGGAGACATTCGATTCTTCTTTCTGATTGAACTTTACTTTAGCCAAACCTATCGCTTTACTAGCTATAAGCACGACATTACTCACAATAATAAAGTGTATACTGCAGGGGGTGGCCTATTTGAATTTGATTCCCCAAAGTTCTCAACAGTTGTTGATAGGGAAGCTTATCGAATTGTTATTGCTGACTTAATTGATCAAATGGCAGCTGAATTCCGTTACAATGTGACAGGAAAAGATATCAAAGTTATGGTTGGCCTTTTAGATGCAAATGATAACCCTCTTGTAAACAGTCATATACTCGATGTGTATAAAGGCTATGTGGACAGCCCTGCAATTAATAATGACTGGGAAACCAAGCTAGCTGTTATCGAAGGTACTTCACCAATGTCTGATCTAGATATGGTGAACACATTTATTACATCTAAAGACGGTATGGACCAAAGAAACATTAACGATACTTCCTTTGACGAGATTTATACGGATAACGAAGTCAGCCTTAAGTGGGGTAAAATCTAATGGGTATTGAACTTCAAATTGCAATGTTTATCTTCTCGACTGCTTATCAGTACAGTCAACAGAAGAAACAAGAAGCGAAGATGAAGGCCGAAGCGGATAAACGCAAAGGCTTTGAAATTACTGTGCGCGGTGAAGCTGCGCATGTTCCTGTGGTTTATGGTAAACAAGCAATAGGTGGTATTGAAACTAAACATCTTGTAAGAGATGGTTTTAGCACAAATACTTCTTTAGCAAGCGTAAGCTTAAGCAGTGGTTTAGGTACTTCTTATAATGGCTCTAAGAACGAAATTCTAGTCATGCAGTATGCCCTTTGCCATGATGGTATCGAGGGTGTTCAGCATATTGTTGTTAATGATACTAGCTATAATGACAGTGAAGCTAAATTTAGTCATAGGTTTAACATTTATAATAATGGTGGTGTTGCAGATCCTACATCTGGTATTCCTGATTCAAATCTTTTTAGCGGAACTGCAAACGTAACTGCTATTTTTCAACTAAATAGAGACGACTACAACTACAATGGAATTCCTTACCTTAAATTCCTTGTAAAAGGTCGTAAAGTTAGAAAAATTACGAAATCAGGATCAACCTATACTCTTGACACTAACTACGTTTATTCAAATAACCCTGCATACTGTTTGCTTGATTACCTTATGAATAAAGATTTTGGTCGTGGTTTAAGTGTTAATGAAGTTGATTTAGAATCATTTTATCATGCGGCTCAAGTATGTGATACCACCGTTGCAAATGACAAGGCTATTGGCGGTAAGGTTAACGGCACAGCTACCTCCAGAGATATTCCCCTTTATGAGTGCAATATTACCCTTGATACCGAAGATAAAATTAGAGATAACGTAGAACGTATTCTAAACACAATGGGTCTGGCCGAACTTGTTTGGTCTTCTAGTGGTAAATACAAGCTTATGCTTGAATACCCACAAAATTCAACTGAACAAGACGCCTTGGTTCCTGTATCAATGTACTTTACTGAAGACGATATTGTTCGCGATGATGTAGGGCTTGCTTGGCCTTCTGCAGCAGATCGCTACAATCAAGCGACAGTTCGGTTCTCTAATGAACACGAAGATTTTAAAGAGGACTCTGTAAGCTGGCCTACTAAATTCTCTGCAACTCATAATTTGTATCTAGAAGAAGATAACCAACAACCTTATAACACTGATATGTCTTTAGATGGAGTTACTGACCCTTATCATGCTCTTGCAAAGGCAGAACAAATTGTTCGTCAATCTCGTACTCGTTTTACTTTAAGTTTTACAGCTACTACAAAAGCTTTAAAAGTAGAACCAGGAGATTTTATTAAAGTAAATCTGCCTCAGATGGCTATTAACAACGAGTTGTTTAGAGTTTCTTCTGTTCAAGTTAATTCTGACTTTACGGTTAAACTTGAATGTTACTCTTTTGATTATCGTATGCTAGCTTGGAGTGTTGGTTATAATATTCCTTATGCAACTAAACCTACTTTTGATTTCTCAATTAACCCTCCAACTAATGTTGTTTTTGAAATAGATGGGGGTAGCTTACTTGGAACTAGGTCAGGACAGCTTACTTGGAATTCTGCTGACGACTCCTCTGTTAAAGAATACTTGATTGAAGCCTCTCCTGATCAGGGTAATACTTGGCATACTCTAGGGATTACTCGAAACACAACCTTTGATGTCTTTGGACTAAATACAGGTGTATATGATTTCTCTGTTCGATCAAGGACACCTGCAGGAACACTTTCAAACAGGACTGTTGCAACAGGTATTACACTTCAGCGTATCACAGTAGATAAGGTTGCTGTTATTTATGCGGATAGTTCAGACTCTACTACAAATACACAATCTTATGAAGTTGGAACAAATAAGTTTGTAGCATATTATACTTATTCTGGTGGTAATTTGCCGACATTGCCTATTAGAACTTTGATTGAGTTCAAGCAATTTGTTGGAGATGATGGTGCGCCAGGTCAGCCTGGAACTAACGGTGTAGACGGTAATCCTGGAAAAGATGGCGTTTCAGCAGGTGTTCTTGTTGTTTATGCAGATGATGCTATTGGAACAAATAAAACCCTTACGTATAATAATCAAGAATATGTTTTGTATTATGAATGGGAAAACTCCCCGCCTGCTGTTCAAGATGTATCGGGTACTTGGGTTAAATTTGTAGGCAAAAACGGTAAAGACGGTAATAATGGTCAATCTGTTTGGACAATTTACTCGCCTGATGCTACAGGTACTAACCAAAGCTTTACTTATAATGGACAAGCCTATGTAACTTTCTACGAATCTGAAACTCAACCTAGTCTACCTGTAAGTGGTCAGACTTGGGTGAAATTTGTAGGAAGTAATGGGTATACTCCAGTTAAAGGTGTTGATTATAATGACGGTTTAAATGGAGCGGCAGCAACAAGTGTTGCTCAACTTCAGATTTATAAACGTTCTGCAACTGCGCTAACTACAGCACCGACTGGCGGTAAATTTAGTTTTACTACAACTACTACTACACCTCCAACAGGTTGGTCTGCAAGTATTCCTACAGGGACAGACCCAGTTTATGTATCAGTTGGTGTTGCATCTATTGTTGGTACTACAGGTGAAGATCTTAGTATAACTTGGTCTACTCCTCAACAAGCTTTCCGAATTGGTGATGATGGTATTCAAGGTAAATCTACTTTCCTTGCTACAGTCTATAAGCGTTCTTCAACTGCTTTAACAGGTGGTATTAGTGGAGGTAGCTTTGAATTTGGTGCTAACTTGCTTACACCCCCAAATGGTTGGTCGATTACTGTCCCTAGCGGCACTGATCCCTTGTATGCTATGCAATATTTGTTCAGTGTGACAGGTGATCAGGGAACTGATTCTGTAACTTCACCAGAAGTTTGGTCTACCCCTGTAGAGATTATGCGTAATGGTGATAATGGCTACACACCTGTAAAAGGTACGGACTACTTTGATGGAGACGATGGTAAATCTACTTACTTAGCTCAAATCTTTAGACGGTCTGCTACTGCACTAACAACTGCACCTACAGGTGGCTCTTATAACTTTGGAACTAACACTTTAACTACTCCTACAAACTGGTTTGCTTATCCACCTTCAGGTAGTGATCCTTTGTATATTACTACTGCGTTGGCAACTGGTTCTGGACCCACCGCTATTGATAGTAGTTTAACTTGGAGAGCACCTACTCTCTTTGTTAGCAATGGTATTAATGGTACTAATGGCATTAACGGTACTAACGGTATTAACGGTACTAACGGGGCTACTGGACCTCGCGGTGCAGGTTGGTGGCGTTATGCAACAGGCACTAGTAGTGGTGTAACGGGCTTATCTGAATCTACTATTAGTTCTTATTTTAGCACTGCAACAAATAACTTGACTATTGTGGCAGGTGACCGTTTGATTGTATCCAATACTGTAGGTGGTGCTACAGGCTACGTTAGAAACGAAACCAATACTGCATGGATTGAACAAGCGAAGTTTATTGATGGTAATTTGTTAGTCGCAGGTACTATTGAGGGTACTGCATTAAAAGCTACAACGCTGTCGGCAATCAAGGCGGACCTTGGTACAATTCAAGCAGGTAAGTTGCAAAACCCTAATGGTACCTTTGTTATTGATTTGGCAAATGGTACAATCACAATCTCAGTATAATGAGGAAAAAGATGAAGTACGAAGATTATATTAATAAGATTGGTCTTAAGTATAACATCGTAGAAGGAAAATTGGTAGAAGACCCTGATAACGGGGTCTTCACCGTTTCCACTACTTTAGCATACAATACGATTTACTTAAATAAGTTTAATAAAACAGCAGAATTAGTTACTCACCCAAATTCTTGGATTGGTAGAACTTACAAATTTAGAAAAAGTGACTGTGTAACTCTTGCAGCAGATTACTATGATAGTATTCATAATACAGATCTCTCAAGGTGGTACAAAAACTTTTCTCATGAAAAGTGGTTTGAATATTATAAAATTGGTATGTCTAAATGGTTTACTGATCATAATTTTATCGAAGTCCCTAAAGAAAATTTAAAAGATTATGATTTTATAGTTTATAGCTATAATGATAGAGCTTACTCTCATATTGCAATTTACTTAGGTAATGATAAGATATTGCATCACTTACCGCAAAGTCTTTCTTGTTATGACAACCTTGACAGAACAAAAATTTTAGGAGTTTACAGATATGGCAACTAGAACATTCAGAGCATCATCTAGTAACGGTGTTGTAATGATTACTAAGTCAGGAAAAACAGAGGCTCAACTAGATGCTATTGAAAAGAATCCCTATAGCTATTTAGATGATATTTACTTTCATAGTAGTTTGGACTATGTTCAAGGAACAGGTAAAGCTGCTGTCGGGTCTGTTACATTTCCCGCTGTTACTCGTACAGTAGTGTCTTGGTCTACTAGCAGCAGTTGCTTTGGACTATGTTAGGAGATACCCATGCCATCAGTTACAATTCCAAAAATGGATATTCATTATGCAAACGTAGGCAAGTCTCCTGTCGGTGAACCCGAAGCTATGCTTCTTAAAATTGACGGTGTTAGTTACTCTAACTTTTTTGCAAAAGATACAGGCAGCTATCAAAGATTTTTATTTCCAGTTTATAACTCTGCTACCGATTACCTACAAGTTGCTTGCTTAACCGTTACTTACAATGGAGACGCTCCTGCAGAAACTTTTAATAACATCGAGGTAATTACACTTGGTTGATCGAGTTTTTATTAGTGATAATACATTTATTACGCGCAATGCTAATAATAATATCACATTTTCAGCAGATAGGTATTACGTAAAAAATGATCCTAACGGAAGTTTCTTTCTAGGAGGTGTTACAACAACTCCCGTTCTAGTTGGCAGAACTAGTGGAGAAGGTACGCCATCTCCTTATACAAATATAGCAGGTTTTGTTATTGATCATAGCTTTAGTAGAACAGTCGTCAATGGATTAAACGTTTCTGGATTTAATTTCAATATACCTGTAAACACTACATCAGTAGCAGGTAAGGCTTTAGGTTTTCAAACTACTCAATCTCGATATATGTTTAGACCTGCGGATAATGGTAGTTATTATATTTATAATAACAGACAAAGAGTTACTTTGAATTATAGTCTTGATGGTACTTTTATTTTTTCGGATCCATTGTTGCTCGTGGTAATTTTGGTTTTTGATATGCAAGAAGTGGGTCCATATCAGCCTGTAGGCTCGCTAGGATGGTGCGCCAATAATTTTGCTGTATTAAACAATATTAATCAATTGAGAAAAGGCGGGACACTTACAGCAACTCCTTCTCATTCAAGCTACAATGAAATATCTCAAACTACCGATGGAGTTACATTTAGTTCGCCGCTTTCTCAATTCACAAGCCAACCGCTTACTATTCGGTATGACCCCCTTTGTGCAATAGGTAACCAAACAAATGTTGACTTAACGGTGACCCCATGACATTAAAAATTACAAGTAATAAGATCTATATCCAAAATACTTCTGGCTTAACTAAATTCGACAGTAATAATCATTTACTATATAGGTATGGTTACAAATCGGGTTCATTTGATTTAACAGGATCTAGTAATTATCAAACTCAATCTCTAGGTTTTACAATTAATGAAAAAGCTATTCCAGTAATTTACATTACAGTAACTTACGCAGCAGGATCTATCTTAAGCACGATGATTAATATTAGACTGCCGTTATCGGGAGCATTTCCCAGCCATTGGGAGGGTTTTGTTGAAAATTCTTCTGCTATTTCTCTACAAGAAAATCTAGAATTAGTGGCTGATGGTGATTATATCAAAGCAAGAATAAACCGCTACGATCCAAGAACTTTTGATAACATTTGCGGACCTGGCTCGAAGGCAGTATCTTTTAACTACGAAGTATTTGCTTACAAACATCAAGACATTTAAAGGAAAAGTTTTATGAATATTACAAACAAACAAATTACTGTTGACAGTATCAGTATTACTTCATTTCCTCCTAAGACAGTTGCTACTGTAACTATTCAGGATGAAATCGCAGAAAATATTTTTAAATCAGCAGGAACTTACACACTGACATTTGATCGTGTTTATCAAAATTCTGGTGACACTGAGCTACTTGCAGATATTGGCGAGATACTAGCGGGGCTTCCCGAATGACACCTATAATTACGCTTCTTGCGCCTATTATCGGCGATCTTCTTAACAAACTTATTCCCGATGCGGATAAGAAAAGTGATATTGAAAAAGAAGTTAAACTTGCCTTACTCGAACATTCTGACAGTATCGAAGCTATTCGCGGTCAAATAGTTCTAGCTGAAGCTAAATCAGAAAGCTGGCTTACTGCTACTTGGCGTCCACTGCTTATGATGGTTATTGTAACAATCATTGCAATGAACTATCTTCTTTTTCCACTAGCAGGTATCTTCTTTGGTGTAGAACTTATGATTGATCTTCCTGTTGAACTTTGGGATCTTCTCACTATTGGTGTTGGTGGCTACATTGTAGGTCGCTCTGGGGAAAAGATGATTGATAAGTGGAAAGAATAATGAAATTTTCTAGTTTAAACTTTAGTAGTATGTTTAAAAAGGAAGAGCCTATGCAAACTTATGATTGGAAATTTGGTACACGTTCTAAAAATAAACTAGAAGGCGTACACCCTGATCTTGTTGAAGTAGCTACTCTTGCACTAAGCTACAGCTCTGTAGACTTTGGTATCACTCAAGGTCTTCGGACAGAGGCAGAACAAAAAGCTTTACTAGCTTCAAAAAAGTCTCAAACTATGAAGTCTCGACACTTGACTGGACATGCGATTGATGTTGCTGCTTATGAAGGTGCAAATATCACTTGGAACTTTGACAAGTATATCGTTATCGCGGAAGCTGTTCGAAAAGCAGCTATCGAGAAAAATGTAGAAGTTGGTTGGGGTGCTGCTTGGCTACTTTCTTTGAATTATTACAATTCAGCAGAAGAAGCCTATAAAGCTTACGTTAATCAACGAAAGAAAGAGAATCGCAAGCCATTTATCGATGGTCCTCACTTTCAACTTTCTTGGAACAATTATCCTAAATAAATACCTGACCTTTAAGATACAATGCTATGAGACAGACTCTCAAGTCTGAATGTCTCTGCAGGGGTGTAGTTTATGTCACTGACACGGGGCTTTGCTTTACGCTGGTCGCTACACCCCACTTTAATACCTGACCTTTAAGAAGGAGGGGGAACCCCTTAGTATACTTTAAAGTATATTTAAAGACCCCTTATAGTATCTTTAAATGAATTTTTAAGTATATTATTGTTCTATTGAAATAATAAAAATAATGGAGTATGTTATGGCTCAAAAGAAAGACCCACGCCTAGAGCGTGCTGGAGTATCTGGCTACAATCAGCCTAAACGTACTCCTAATCATCCAACTAAATCTCATGTTGTTGTTGCTAAAGATGGCGATAAAGTCAAAGTTATTCGTTTTGGTGCGCAGGGCGTAAAAGGCTCTCCTAAAACAGCTAACGAATCTGATGCTAATCGAAGCCGCCGCGAAGCGTGGAAAGCACGACATGCTGAAAATATTAAAAAAGGCAAAATGAGCGCTGCTTATTGGGCTGATAAAGTAAAATGGTAAAGGAATAAACGATGGCACTTATCACTACTCCTGCTACCGCTGTTAAACGCTCTGTTGCCGAACCCAGCGATAGCTATCACTCCCTAAAGCCATTGTGGAAAAAGTCGAGAGCAGTTATTCAAGGTGAAGCTAACGTTAAAGCGCATGATGAAATCCTGCAATACGATTACACAAACCTTCTGCTTCCATTTTCTCCAACAATGACACAACAACAGTACGATTTTTATCGTGCTGAAGCTGAACTTCCTGGTTTGACATCCCAGTATTGTCGAGTACTTATTAGTGCTTTGCTTCGTAAAGACTCGCATCTTGACCTACCTGATGATCTGCCTGACGAAGCTTACGAGTGGATTAAAACTAACTTTACACTAGACGGTATGTCTTTGTTTAACTTCCTTGACAATGCTCTTTGGGAAGAACTTCAAACGTCTCGTGCTTGGGTATATGTTGACCACCCTAACGTTACTGAAGATGAGTATAATTCGATGAATCCTGAAGAGCGTCAAATGATTACTCCTTATCCTATCATTATTAACGCTGAGAATGTTATCAACATTCATACTAATACTCACCCTGTAACACGTCAAAGAACTCTTACACGGTTTATTACTCGTTATCTTGTTCAACGTTATACTTCTGATAACCCTTGGCATCCAACTTATATTGATACTGTTGCAGATCATTATCTTGATGAACAAGGTTATTTGACTATTGACATGTATGAAAAATACAATGCTACTAATGAAGTTAAAGTTTTGAATGGCGAAATTCGTCAAGATTACGAGAACTTTATTTCAGAAGATAAATACGAGCTTGTAAATACAATTACTCCGACTATGTTTGGTGAACGTATTAACCGAATTCCAGCTTGGCCTTTAAACGGTCAACTTGATCCTGTCGAGCCAGTTCTAATGCCCTTGGTTGATCGTGAGATTGCTTTGTATAACAAAGTATCCCGCCGCAACCACTTGCTTTATGGTGCTGCAACCTATACACCTGTTGTACAATCTGATATGACAGATGAAGAGTTCGATACTATTGTTTCTTCTGGTTTAGGTTCTTGGCTACGTGTTCGTAAAGATGAAAGTATTTCGGTTCTAGAAACACCTACTGCTGCCCTGAAAGATATGGAGCAGTCCATTAAAGCCACTGTTGAAGAAATGGCTAAAATGGGCATTCGTATGCTTTCTCCCGAAGCCGCAGCTTCTGGTGTTGCTCTTGAAATTCGCAACTCTGCTCAAACAGCACAACTAGGTACGCTGAATGCAAAAGTCTCGACTACTATGCGAGAAATTATTTCATTTATGCTTAACTGGAAGTACAACACAGACTATACTGGTAATGATATTGAATTCCAGATGTCTAATGACTTCTCGCCTGTTGTTGGTGGTGACGCAGCTATGCGGCTTGTTACAGAATGGTATGAAGGCGGTCTTATTAGCCGTTCGACATTCATCTCTATTGCGAAGTATAATGACTTCTTGCCAGCAGATTATGATGACGAAGAAGCATTGCAAGAGATTCAAACGGATCCTCTTACTCGCAAAACAAACGATAACGACATTATTATTGAACAATAATGTAGATATGGTGTCCTTGGCATGACTTTAAACTGCCTATGCTGGCTTAGCTCAGTTGGTAGAGCTACTGATTTGTAATCAGTGGGTCGGGAGTTCGAGTCTCTCAGCCAGCACCATTTTACACCTAACTACTCAATGGAGTACTAGATGACAACTATTAATGACAGAATTTTTGATCGAATTGTTGATCACATGGGAGATGTTCGCCTTTATGAAGAAGGTGTTCAACTTCAAAATCGGCGAATTCTTCAACGGCATCGAAAGCAGTTGAAGGATCTGCTGTCGGAGGATATCAAAGCAGACATTAAACGGGAGATGGCGCGTTTTGAGAAGGAACTCCTAGCCCACGGGGTTAGTAGCCTTAAAGAGTTCTCCACCGCACAGCTTGACTTTCATTCAGACAGTCTCTACAAAGAAGTACGTTCTTTTTATAAGGTTCAAAGACCTAGTACTAAAGAACTTCTGGCAGAGATTACTGGACCCAATATTAAGGGTGCAAAAGACATATCTACTAATATACGGAACATCTCTTCAGGAGAACTTACTCGTATTCAATCAAAGGTAAAGTATGGTCTTGCGCGTGGAATGTCACAAAAAGATATTATTGCTTCAGTTATGAAAACTACTAATCTAACTGAAAATCAAGTTAAAACATTAACTCGTACTGCTATTACTAGTACGCAGTCTGCTGCTTTAAGGAATGTTGCTGCACGTAACAAAGGAATTGTTTCTGGTTTTATGTTTACAGCTATTCTAGACGCTCGTACAAGCCCTATATGTTCTTATCATAATGGTAAGATTTATGAGGTTGATGACCAGCGTTTTGTTCCCCCATTGCACTGGAACTGCCGTTCTTCTATGGTACCAGTTATCAAGTCTAAAGATCAACTTCTTGAGACTGATGATGCAAGACTTAAAAAGCGTATAGTATCCAATATGGATCCTCAACAGCTTAACGGCCTTCCACCTGTAACTCTTAGTTTTGGTGAATGGCTAAAAAGACAAACTATGGAAATTCAAGCTAAGATGCTTGGCTCTGAAGATGCTGCAAACATGTTCAGGCAAGGTAAACTAAAAGCTAGTGAATTCATTACTCCCAAAGGTAAGGCGCTTACAATTCAAGCCTTGCGGAATAGAGCAGCTAATGCTACTACTGTATTTAAACCTAAACAACAGGTTCGCAGTGAAGGTATTAGAGTTCAAGCAACGACACCTAATCAACTACTTAATAATCCTAAACACAAAGAAGACTTGCGTCAGCTTTTCTTGCTTGATGCGAGTGACTATAATCAATCTTTGTCTTTAACCGATTATAAAGGTACGTCCCTTGTTGGTAAACAAGAGTCTAGACGAAGGGTTGGTAATCAGTTTGATGAACGAAACTTTAGCGCAGATCCTATTACAGGTGAAGTGCGTAACAATAATATTTATGATCCTGATTTTAATCTGTATCAAGAACGTCTTGATTTTATGCGTAATTCTAAACTGCTTTCTTCAGAGCAAAAGAGCTTTATTGAAAATGCAGTAGCAGGTCTAGATGATAAGATTTCAGTAAATCAACAAACAGTTATGATTGAAAACCTTCGTGTTGTTTTCGAACGTTATGCTAAAGATAAAATGAAGTGGGGCGATCTTACTTCTGTTATTCGTGCTGAGAATAGGTTTGCTGTACAGAACGTTTCACGACTTCTAGATACACGTTCTCGGCAACGTGTGGATACCTTCTCTAAGTATCTAACAGACTCTAAAACAGATATGCCTAAAATTCAGATTATGGGTAAATACTATGATCTTGATCAGCTAAACGAAATGTATCTAAAAGACACTCGTTTTGTAGACGCTTGGGAAAGTACTGCAGGTGTTAATCTTGCTAGGAAAGCTTTCTTTAAAGGCCGTGCGCCTATTATTAACTATTTTAGGCCAATTCTTGATCAGCTACCTGATCGTAAGACTTACATCGATCGTTTGTTATTAAGAGATACCTTGCTTTACAAGCGTTATAAACAATTTAAAAGCTTGTTTAAAGACAAAGAACCAACTGATGACTGGTGG